CGTTGCATCTATATCAACTCCTAATTGGTTCTTTAATGTTAAGTTCAAATCTACGTTTGAAGCTTGTTCGTACTCCAAACCACCATTAAAATACACATCAACTTGACTTGGTGGTGTTATTGCCCCCTCATTAAAGCAAAAAGGACGCTTAATCCTGAACCCTACTCGGTAACTTATTGCAATAAATCCGTTTACTCCTATCTTTTCCGCAATAGGAACCTCAGCATACTTATCCATTTCGATATAATCATCGCTATCTAAGTTCATTAACGGTAACCAATCAAAGAAATATTGACGTAATGCGTCCTGTCTAGTGATTATGTAGTCTCTTTGGTAGTTCTCCGTTTCAATTTTAACACTATCAGGGTATGTATCCATTAAGTAAATGTCACATGAGATAACTGAACTACTATCTTCTCCTCCGCTTTCCCCTCTATAAGCCCACGTAAAGCACGGGAACTCTTGATTGTTTAACTCATTCACATCGAATAGTGTTTCTATCTCTGTGTATGTTAAATTAGCCGTTAAAGCGTTTATTCTTATCCTATCTCTAAGCGTGATTAAATCCATTCTTATTTTTTACCTCGTAAATATAGTAATTTATATTTGTAATTATTGTAAATTTTGCTAACTTTTATTGCTAGCCTTTTCAAACTCTATAAAACTAAATATTTCATCTACTCTTGTGTTTAATGTTTGGTCAAGTACATTCTTTGGCTTCTTGAATTGCCACCAAGCTATCTGTTGCGTGAATACAAGTGTCTTTGCGACAGACGCAAATAAAGCATAGTAGCCCAAGCGTTCAAGGGCTGAGTTAGTCTTTCCAGCTCCTCCACTATCAAAGGTTGCTGGGTATGAATTTTGAAGCGTCGTAAGGAACTCAGAAAAAAAAACCCACAAGAGTAGAATAAGTCCATACGTCCATGCTCCTTTAAGAAAGATATGCGCGCGTTTATCTCCTCCAAGTCTTGATAGTATTCTCCGTCTCGCATATAGATAGCCGCAACAAGTAACCCCTTGTCCGCTTCTTCGTGGTCTTTTAATTGTCGTATCATATCCATGCAGTCCTGAAAGTCTCCTGCAGACCCCGTCATGAAGTTAGGCATTACAAACTTTTTGCCCTTAATTTTAAATTCCTTTTTAGGCGATTCCTTTTGTAACCAATCAAAGGCGATTAGAAACAAGTTATTGATCTTATCCCAGTCAACTTGAAGTAAATCTTCATAAGTTATGCCATGACTTAGACTAGCCATAGTTCCGCAAATGGATTGAACTATTTTCTTATGCGATAGTTCAAACTCGCCATTTTCTTCGTCCGTCCTAGCTTCTTCTGCTAAGGCTAAATAAGTGTAGGCTTCGTTCCATTGCGTTAATGTTACTTCGTGCCGCCCTGTTGGTAGTAAGAACTCTTTGTCTTCTACTCCGTTGATTTTAAATGAGTACTTATTCATATGTATACTAAATTCTTTTTCTTACCGTATTGATGCCAAATCATATATCCACCCGCATCTGTTGGGTGGTCCAAGTCTAACGTTTTATCAGGTGCGCCATTCTTATAAGGTAGTTGCTCTAAGCAATCCGTATAAGTGGGGCATGTATTTCGGTTTACAAGGTACGTTAAATCTTGGAACTTTTTATTCATTGTGTTTATTCTATCCTTAACGTTGGGGTTCGCTTTTAACGACCTTACTCCAAACCCCGATTGCTTTAGTTGGTCTATATCGGTAGTACTTGCAGATGTCTTGTTCTGTTGCCCACTTGCATCAGGATAAACAAATATTCGATGCTCGGGATACCTTGCTTTAATTAGATTAATTATATCCTCCGTCTTATAAGCGTTCACAATTTCATCAACTGCAATAGCTTTTTCATCTTCAACTACATGAATGATAGCGGCCATTTTCCCCACGTTAAAGTCCATACCAATATGAAGTATGTCGCCCTCTTGAATAGTTCTATCTGAATGATTTTTAAGCCTATCGTAATGATTGTAAACCGTTCCGCTCGTAAGATTGACAAACTCGCCTTCTAAATAAGCTCTTAACAGTTCAGGCGTATAAGTCTCTTCTAAGCTCTCAATATAACTATCTGATATGAATGGATTATCTCTTGTACTTGCTTTAATCAGTAGCTTAGAATCGCTATCCTTTGACACAAAGAAGTCGTGAAGGAATCTAAACCCTTCTGGAGTACTCACAAAGTCGGTAGCGTTATTGTTCCCCTCTGTTTTAACTGAATTCCTAGCTAAAATTTTTACCATTACGTCATTCATTTTAGACTTTTGTAGTACGTCTGCTTCATCTACCAAGCTATAACCTACCTCATAGCCTACTATCAAGTCAGGGTTATCCATTGAGCGTAATATTATACGTCCATAAGGAGTAATTATATCCTTGTCGGTCTTATTAATTGTGAAATTCATCCCCATTTCAGTTAATGCTTCGGCAAACTTTGGGAAAGCAATGTCTTTTATTAATGGATAGGTAGGTAGGTAGTAAGCGCAATCAACTCCGACAAGTGAAATCTTCTTAGTAATTGTCTTCCATACTCCAGCATGGCTCTTACCACTTCTAAACCCACCTACTAAACCAGTATGCCTTGCTTGACTTCGTATGAACTGCTCTTGGTGGCTAAGTAGGTTGACCATCTTTTCCGATTACTTGGAATAATAAAGGCTCAACCTTGTGCGTGTTGTTGTTGTCTGTTTGCTTTGGCGCTTCCCACCCTTGCATTTTTGACATTTGATTAACTGCGCTTATTCTGTCGTTTGGCTTTTGCTCCTCATTGTTCACTATAATAGATAAAATAGTTAAGGCTTGGTCTTTGCTCAAAATATCACTTCTAAGCGTGTTTAATTCAATCTCTGTACGTTCGTTAACCTTAGCCGTTTCAACTTCGCTAAACTCTTGCTTGTATGCTTCATTTGCCAATTTCCAATACTTTGAGAAAGTTGGTCTGCTCAGGTTAAATTTGGTTAAGTTTAGTTCAAATACTGATGTAAAAGAAACATTACCTTTTCTAAGTTCGTCCTTTATAAATGATATGTATGTTTCTTGTTTTGTCATTCCTTTATTTCTACCTTGCAAATATAGTGATTTTATTTACAATTTTACTTTACCCTTAATTATATCCTTAGCCATGTCCTCGTAAAGCTTTCTGTCGTGCATGTCTGAATATTGTAAACTTGCGGACAATTCTTTAAACGTATTTTCTCCAATCCTAGTCGGTAATTCTCCAGTATCAAAGTCGTATTTTATTTCAGTTTCTTTAATCGCTTCAACTATTATCTTACAACTTTCGTAGTCCTGAACGTCTTCTAAGTGTTCCAATATTAATAGCATGGTGTATACTCCGTAATCAAATATCCCTTTTTTGGCTTGTGCAATAGTAATCATTTTCTTTTAAAGATGAGTATTAAAATAGATAAAAGAGATATAATTTTCATTTGAATTACTTATCATTCACTAAGGTACATTTTTTATTCTTATGAATGAGATATTACGCATTATATTGTTTTAATTAAGAATGCAATGACACCTCAATAACATCCCATCCTTTTTCTTTTGCCTCTTTTTTTATTTTTAATATTTCAGCATCATCGCCTGTCTCAGCCCAATTACACTTTTCATATTTACGTAAATCGTACCCTGAAAATATTTCTTGAATACCAGTAAAAGACCTTTGTCCTATCCGACCGCTCCAATCTGTTACAATAGCAAATATTCCTACTTTTTTTTCAAATCCAAACTTTTTATTTGCTTGTCTTTTAGCTTCAATAATATCCGTTCCTTGACTTACAACCCATTTTACATAGGCTTGCTTTCTTTTGCCAATCGGAAGTTTATCATTGTTAAAGTTGATGTATTTCATAATCAAATTTTTGCCAGTTTATTAATTTATAGGCTAATAATCAGATAATAGAAGTTATAGTGCATTTTACCGATAATGACCACCCTTTTTTTACTCAATTCTAAATAATAAGGCTTGTAAGGTCGCTACTTCTTACCACTGTGTTTTTTCGTGGTGTTCACTCACCTTTATAAGCTATCAAGTGTGCCTTACTATTCAAATCAAATTTTTGCCAGTTTTTTATTTTGGATTTCTATTAACAGATTTTTGTTCCGTTCCACATCTTCTTCACTTCTTTTAATATATGTTTTAATTCGGTCAATTAAGTATTCTATTAACAAGAAATCTGTTATTGAATTTTTGTTACTTGGCGGGTAATCATAATTAAACCTTTTACTATATTGATTTATGTAGTAATCCTCTTTTGTTGTTTCTATAATCTTTGTTCCTCCATCTCTAATAGTGTCAATCGAAGTGACGGTAAAAAGTTTCCCACCATTTACCAAATATTCTTTCATTTGTTCTTCTGTCATAATCAAATTTTTGCCAATTTATTAATTTATTGGCTTTTATTGGTTTTGTGAATTAAAAAGGTAAATCATCATTGTCTCCACCCTGTGCAACTTCTTGACTAATCGCCCTTGTTTGCTGAGGTTGTGAATTGGATTTTAAATTACCAATATAAGTTGCTTTTTGACCCGCATCTCTGTCCTCTTTAGTTTGACCTAGCTGAATACTTGCATCGTTTCCGTATTGGTCGGGTGCATCGTTTACCCACACAACTA